GCGCGAGGTCAGCCAACCGGCCGACGTCGATGACTCGCCCCTGAACGATTCGCCGCTGAGCGAGCGGGATCGCGTGCTCATCGAGGCGACACGCGTCCGCGGGCTGCCACTGAAGGACGTGGCGCTCTTGCTCGGGATGACCTATGAGCAGGCGAAGAAGCGCCGGCAGCGGGCTGAAGCCGAGTGGTACGTCTGGCGACGAAAGAGGGGTTCACCGTGAGCAACGATGAAGCCGTGTTCGACCGACTTGACGTAACACCGGATACCGGCGACCGATACGTCACGCCGGAAGAGATGGGCAACCCCGATTGGTACGCCCACCCGGAGAGCCCCAATACCGGCGGCGACCAGTGACCCGCCCCGCTCCCGTCACCGGCGACCACGTCACCGTGTCCGGCGTCGACTACCACGTCGCCCACCATCTGCTCGTGCAAAGCGAAGCCGAACCCGGTGTCATCCACCTGCACCTCGTGCTGCGACCTACCAACCCCGAACCCGCGGAGGACCCCGATGGCCACTAGAGGACGGCCCACCCAAGCCCAACGCTTGGGCTTCGACGTCGACCTGACCGAACAACCCGGGGGCACATGGCGGGCCGTCGTCAAAGACGACGGAGGTGTCGTCGTGTTCGACCGGGACGGCTACGCCAGTCAGGACTCGGCCCGCAAGAGCGTCGGCGTGTGGGTGCGCAAGAACTACGCCGACCAGTTGGCGCCCGGCGACACCTACCGGACTAGACCCGTCCCGCCGCCGGTCCTCGGCCACCAGTTGGTCGTCGCCGACCTGGCCGCCGAGATGGAGATGAAAGCCGACGACCAGGACGCCACCGCCGTCGGCCTACGCCAACAAGCCGACCGGCTCGAAGCCGAAGCGAAACGCCTGCGGTCCGCCGCCGACGTCCTGCGAGGCCCCGATGGCGACCGCTAAGAAACACGTCCCGTCCGAGTACGACGACCCGTTCCTGTTCTGCCGCAGCTTCGGCCACACGTGGCGCCTCGGTGAACGAGAGTCGGAGGGCACCGTGCTCGTGCGCTTCGTGCTGCTGTGCGAGGTGTGCAAGGCGAGACGCATCGACGTCATCAACCGCCGCAACGGGTTGGCCATCAACCGCCGCTACGAATACCAGGACGGGTACCAGGCCTCCCGGGGTGAAGGCTTGAAGCGGGTCACGTACCGGGTCGAGCTGATACGACGGTTGGACCCGTGAAGAACGACACCATCCACCCGATCGGCGACCGCATCCTCGCCGTCGGGCCCAGACAGTGGCCGGCCGAGATCTTCATCGAGACCATCGACCACGGCATCGGACTCGGCGAACCCATGTGGTACCACCGCCGCCAAGCCCGAGTGTGGTTTGAGTCCGGTTGGGGCGTCAGCATCATCTGGGGCTCGGGCGCCTACGGCAGCAACCACGACAAGTGGACCGAGACCATCAACGAAGAACCCACCGCCGTCGAATGTGGGATCACCGACGACAACGGCCTGCTCGGTCACCGGGTGGCCGGCTACATGAACGCCGACGACGTCAACGACCTGCTGACCGAAGTGTCCCGTTGGCCGACCCAAATCATCATGACCCTGCCGGCGCACTTGGAAGACAGGTTCGGGTGATGACGCTGCTCCCCGACACCGACCGCCATCGGTACCGGGTTGAGAGCAGGACGGTGGTCCCCTCGGAGTCCGCGCTCCGAGGGGGCCGCCACCAGGGTGGGGTATGACCCCCTACCCGTGACCGTGGGGTATGACCCCCTGGGGTATAACCCCTTCCTTGCCCACCCGGGAAGGCACCCCCCGGGGTAGGTTTCCTGCCGGCACCGGCCCCATCCCATGCGGCCCCCGGTACACACGGAACGGCCCCCTGTAGGCGTACACGAGGCTGGCGCCGGGAGTCGTGGGGTCGGTGCCACCACGACCCCCACACGGGCCCGTGAAGGGCGCTCACACGCCGGGGCCGACCAGTTCCGCCCACGACCCCTCGAAGGTGGCCAACGCCGCCGCCAAGTCCGCTTGGCGCACGGGATTGTCCTGATCGCCCATCCACTCCGACATGGCCCGCACCAGGGCGTCCCACGCCCCGCACATCGTCTCGATCGGTTCGACCAGTTCACCGATGGGTTCGGCGGCCATCTCGGCCAAACCCAACTGGGCACACCATCGCAGACGGGACATGGCCAGAGCCGTGGGCGCGGGTGTGTGCGGCAGATCATCGGGCATCGGGAACGCTCCTTGCGGGACGGGCAGGTAGGTGAGCGTTGGCTACCACGGCGAAGCATGCCGAAGTGCGATGAACCCGAAATTTCCCCGGGATTTGGACGTTCTAGAAATTTCCCCGGGATTTAGCCCCTCTAGAGCGTCGAGCGGGCTGGCGCCCGCTTGTTGCCGCACGGTGCTTGTCCATACCCGGACGGGTTAGGTCGAACGGACCAGGTTTCGGGCTGGTCGGGCTGGCGACCAGGTTCGAACGGGCGTAGAACGGCTGAATCACGTCGAGCACGGGGCCCACGACGGGCGTACCTGGTCGAACGGGGCTGTCGGGCGTGCTGTCGGGCGTGCTGGTCGACGTCGAGCACGTCGTCGAGCACGGGCGTCGACCAGGTCCACGACGGGCGTACGGGGCTGTCGGGCTGGTCGTTGGGCTGTCGACCAGTCCACGGGCGTACGGGCGCGTCGAACGGGGCCCACAACGGGCGTACGTCGAGCACGTCGAGCACGGGGCCCCACGACGGGGCCGCGGGCTGGTGGGCCCCGACGTCGTCGAGCACGGGCGTCGAGCACGTCGAGCACGCGACAGCACGGGGCCGACGAACAGCCCCGTCGAGACGATCAACGGGGCTGGTCGGGCTGGTGGGCCCCGTAACGGGGCTGGTGGGCCCCGACGGGGCTGGTAGGACAGCACGGGCGTGCTCAGACGACGTACACGCGTCGGGCGTGCTGGTAGACCAGCTGGTCGGCCGACACGTCGAGCACGTCTCCCGTCGTGTCGTCGACCAGGATGATTCCGAACGGGGCCGACGTGCTCGCGTCGACCTGGTCGGGCGTAGCTGGTCCGATAGGCGCGGCAGTATCCGCGTCGAACAACGTCGGGCTGTCGTCGGGCGTGCTGGTATCGCTCATGAGAACGTCTCCGTTCGATAGGTCGGGCTGTCGGGCGTACCTGGTCGGACGCTCATTCAGCACGTGCCGGCCCCGACACGTAGACAGCCCCGCGGACGAATCCACGGGGCTGTTTCGCTTCACCAGGTTGGGCGGGCTGTCCCTAGCCCAGTAGATCCGCTAGCACGGGCGGCACGTCGAGACCACGCTCGCGCTTCACCTCGACGTAACGGTTCCACGCGTCGAGCACGGACGGACGGAACGAACGACGGTCCTGTTCGTAGTCCAGTGCCAGCTGCTCGAAGTAACGCTGGAACTCGTGACCATGGTCCGTCGTGAAACCGTCGGCCCTAAGGTCGGCCCTACCGTCGATCTGGCCCCACGCATACCACAGGGCCGACGTGGCGAGGATTTGAACAGCCGTGCTGGTCGGGCTGGTCACGACGGGGCTGTCCTGGTCGACGACGTCCATAGCCTCAGACGCAAGTTCAGCTTCCACGACACGACGGTATTCGGGCGTAGCGTCATCGATGCAGGACAGACTGGCCAGTATCGTCCCGTCGGCCCCGTAGCACGTGCACGTCTCGCACGTCGTGGGCCCGCCGTCGGCGTAGCAGTCGTATTCGGACTGATGGTCCGTCACGTGCCAGTCGTCCGACCAGTCGAACGTGACGCCCGACGAACGGGCCCACTGTTCAGCGTTCACCAGGTCGGTCGCGCAACGGGCGCGTGCCTGGTCGTCCGACTCGTCGGGCTGTCGGGCGTAGCCCGCGTGCTGCTCGAAGAATGCTGTCGGGCTGGTCGTATCGTTCGTGCTCATTGTGTTCTCCGTTCGGGGGAAGGGTAGGTCGGGGCTGGTTCAGCGGACGATACGAAGCACGTTCGCGGGGATGAGTCGCAACGTGCGCCCCGACCGATCCATTTTCACGTGCACGTACTTACGCCCGATGGTCACGACGACTCCGAAACGGTCGCCGAACATCCACGCGTCCGTAGTCGGGTGAAGTTCGACGCGGTCGTCGATCGAAACAGTTTCGCCACTATCGATGGTGTTGTTCATGGTGCTGTTCTCCCGGTTCGGGCTAGGAAACGTCTCTGGCATCCCCAAAGCCCCGTACCAGGAAGGTACGGGGCTGATAGGACGATGGGGGAAGGTCGGGCTAGTCGTCGGCGGGCTGGTACGTCTCGACGTACTGGTCGAACAACGTGACCAGGTACGTGTCGTCGTGCAACGTCGTCTCCGACGGGACAGCCCACGAATCCGAGAACACGACGGGGCCGGTCCGTTCGAACGTCCCGTACTGGTCCCGTTCGATCGGGGCCGACAGCCGAACCGTGGGCCCGCCGTAGGTCAAAAGCACGTCGAGCACGGTACGGGACGACACTTCAAGGGCGTAGTTCCAGATAGCTTGCTGCGAGGATTCGAGCACGTCGTCGACGTCGACGCCCACGGATTCCAGCGCGGCCACGTCGTCGGCCGACGGGGTAGCGGATTCGTGCAACGACTCGAACGGGCACCGACCCGACGGGGCGGGGGTCCATTCGGTCCCGATGCTGTCGTCCCATGACAGTCCGCACGTGCCGCACGTAGCGACATCAGCGGGCGCACGATCAGCCGGGCCGATCCACGGGCGTACCGTGAATTCAGCCGGGACGTGCCACGGACGAACGGTGCACGACTCGTCGCACGACTCGACGTGCTGCCACGTCCCGTACGAATCCGCGGTGACCAGCTGGTCACAGTGGCGGCACTTGATATCGCGGTCGGCGTGCTCGAATCCGCTGGTCGCGTCGAACAGCAACTGAAGCGTGTCTTCGTGCGACTTGATGCTGTCGCTCATCGGGTGCTCGTGAGACTGCATATCGGGGGACTCCGTTCGGGGGAAGGTCAGTAGGTCGGGGCTGGTCGGGCTAGTCGTCGAGCAGGCTACGGGCGTCGTTCCAGTCGAGCACGACGACGCACGTATCGTCGGGCGTACTGGCAACCGTCAACGGGCGCAACCCGCGGTTCACCAGCTGGTCACGGATCGATGCTGTTGGCATCCCGTGCATATCCTGCTCGACCAGGACAACCGACAGCCCGACGTCGTCGAGCAGGTCCGTCGCCAGTCGGATCGTGTCCGACTCGGACAGCCGGCTGTCCTCGACCAGCGTTAACAGCAACTGTCGCTTGACCTGGTCGACGTCGTCGGCCCGAACGTCGTCCCCACGGAACACGTTGTGATGCTCGAACAGTTCGTGCATCACGTCGTCGACCAGCGTCGACGGGACGTCGTAGCAGTTGGTCAACGTCTCCCGAAGATCGGCCGACTCCCGTTCGGACAGATCGGAGTCGTCGAGCACGGGATAGTCGCTCAGAGCACGTTCCATTTGCTCGCACGCGTAGCAGATAGCGTCCGTCAACGGGACCAGGATCGACTCCCCGCCCCAGTAGCCCCGATACGTCTCGCACACGCGGTCGTCGATGGCTTGCAACTCCCGTAGCGCTACCTGGTAGTTCGAGACGTCGAGCACGTCCGACTCCCGGTACTGCTCGACGAACGGGACGATCCCAGTCCCGTTCGGTCGGTCGTATCCCATGATGCTGTCGGCATGGTCTCTGAGAATTCGGGCGTAATCGTGCATGATGCTGTTCTCCAGTAGTTCGGGGCTGGTAGGTCGGGGCTGTCGGGCTAGCGGGCGCACACAACGTCGAGCACGTCGACGACGTCGAGCAGAATGCTTTGAGCGGGACTGATCGGCCGATACGGGACCCCGTGAAACGACGGGGCCGACAGCACGGGACGACGGACGGGTCCGCCTTCATCAAGCTCGATACGTCGATAGGCCGCGTCGAATCCGTCGATCAGTCGGGCGTACGTGCTGGTCGCGTTCATCGGGCGTACCCCGCGGCGATACGACGGGACGCGGCGTCGATGGCCAGTCGGATGACCAGGTCGTCGGACAGCTGCCGCCACGCGGCCCACGTGCTAGCGGGCGTCGAGTTGGTCGGGCTGATCGTGGTGTTGTTCATCGGGCTGTTCTCCAGAGTTCGGGGCTGGTGTGGCACTCACTCCATCGGACCGTTAGTGCCACGACTCAAGCGTTAGCACGAAACAAATGGCTGGTCACGTGACGAATCCACGGGCGTTAGCGGTAGGTCGGGGCCGACGTGCTCGACGCTCGACGCTCGACACTCGACGACGGGGCCGACGTGCTCGACCAGGCAACTCGACGTGCACGACGCCCTAGGGCGGCCAGAAATGGCCGCGCTAGGGCGTGGGGACTACCCCCGACGGGGGACGACACGCTGACCGGCTGAGGAGGGCTCTCACCATATAAACGGCCTCCCAAAACAGCCATGTCCCTCCTTGTTTCAAGCTATAGCTGCTTGTCTCAGGCAGGTCTAGCGAGAAGTCGCCTGTGGGAGCCGACGGGGTCCCTGACCAGCCCATTCCAGCTAGATAGATGGTGGTCCATGGACGGGGTACCTTGAAGTTGGGTCTTGTTACTCCCGGTAACCTTTGCTATAACCCGTGTCATACGGCTAGTGGTCCGAGGTGGGCCACATGCCCTTAGACGAGGTGTTGATGCCAAAGCGCTGGGGGCTATGTGCAGAGGTGGGTTGTCCCGTCCTCTGCGACTCCACGTACTGCCCGGCGCATGCCCCTATGCACTGGAACACCTCGACTCGCCGGCACCGCTTGCCTCCCGGCTGGGGCCGGCTCCGTCGACAGGTGCTGCGCCGTGACGGCGGGATCTGTCAGACGTGCGGGGATGTCGCCACCGAGGTGGATCACATCGTCCCGGGCGACAACCACGACCCGTCGAACCTTGCCGCGATCTGCACGCCCTGCCACCGGGCCAAATCGTCCCGGGAGGGCAACGCCGCCATGAACGCTAAACGGAGGTCCATGCCATGAGTGATCCGACGCTGCCCGGCACCCCCGGTACGGGCCCGATCCCTGAGCCGGAGCCTGAGGGCTTCAGGGAGGAACAGACCGAGGCGGAGAAGCAGCGCCTGGTCGACGAGCAGACCGAAGCGCTCCAGCGCTCGAAGGACGCCAAGGACTTCTACACGGGCAAGCCGGAGGAACCGCCCCCGCCGGAGGGCGGCGTCACGTCCCGTTCGGGCCAGCACTCCGACTCGCACTCCACGCACAAGCCTTCGGGCGGCAAGGGCACTTCGAAGTCCTGATGGTTGCGAATGTCCCGAAGCCGGCTGACGCTCGACGTCGCCGCACCGACGTTTCCGCCGCCCAAGCGGCCCACCGGCTGCCTGTCACCGGGCGCTCAGGCGTCGCCCCTAAGGCTCCCTCCCGCTTGGGGCCGGCGGGGCGGCGCTGGTGGCGGTGGGCGTGGTCGACGCCGCAGGCTTCGGTGTGGCATGTCGGCTACCACGAAGCGATCTTCAAGCGGGCCGAGCTCGAAGACGAGTGGACCCGCATGCACGAGGCGGTCGTCCCGTTCGATTCGCCGAAGTTGGCGGCGCTCATGTTGCGGTACGACACCGAGCTGGGCCTCACCCCGATGGCGGCCGCCAAACTGCACTACGCCTTCGTGGACGAACCGGAACCGCCGAAGGCGGTCGATGACGACAAGTCGAACGTGACGTCGATGCGGGACCGGTTGAAGGGCATGCGGGAGTGAGGCCAACCCTGCGGCCGCAGTCACAGGTCCCCGAACCGCTCATGGAACTTGTGTCGGGGGATGAGCACGCGGCGACCGAACTGCACGCTTGGGATGTCGCCGTCCTTGACGGCCTTGTATGCAGCGCCCCGGGAGATGCCCAACATCTCGGCGACTTCGGTGACGGTGAACGTGAGCGGCTGCGGGACGGGCTTGGCATCGGTCACCATCGACAGCGTCAATCGGATGGCGATGCGTTCGTTGTGTACCAGCGCCACGTTGAGGCGATGCAGTCGCTTGACGGCAGAAGTGACCTTGCTGACCATCACACCCAAGTCGGCGGCCAGTCCGTCCACCACGTAGGTCGTTGGTCCGTCGCGTTCGACGTCACCGGCCAGCCGGTAGGCCAACAGCATCGCTGTGGGCCCCAAGGTGGGCGTCCACAGGCGCAGGGCGTCGTCGCTGTGGGTTGGGATGCCTTCGATGGGACGCGGGTGTTCGACGGCGATGAGTTCTCTCGGGTCCATGGGCGCAGAACCTATCGGAGCACCCGATGACCTGGCGGGGCCCTGAGGCCGAACTGGCCGAGACGGGGCTCGACTTCCCCACGTTGGGCATCACGGCCTGGCAGTGGATCGAAGAGAACTGTGTGATACCCGACGGGGACCAGCTCGGGGAACCGCTTCGCCTCACCGACGAGATGGTGCGGTTCCTCGTGCACTACTACCGGGTCGAGCCGACAGGGCGGAGCCTCAAGTGGTCGGGGCCACGGTTCCACTACGCCCGAGGCGGGCAACTGGTCCGTCCCCAGAAGTGGGGCAAGGCGTTGGCGCTCGACACGCCGGTCCCAACCCCGACGGGTTGGTCGACAATGGCACAGATCGGCGTCGGCTCCCACGTGCTTGATGAGCACGGGCAGGTGTGCCGCGTGGTTGCCAAGTCGCCAGTGTGGATGGGCGCCGACTGTTTCGCCGTGTCCTTCAGTGATGGTGAACGGGTGGTCGCGAACGCCGACCATCTGTGGACCGTCGAGGACCGGCAATCCGAGTACGCCGAGAAGACGCTCGACACCGCCACCCTGTTTGACCTGGGGGTGCTGGGATGGACGGACGAACGCCGCTGGCGAATCCGAATGCCGGCGCCCCTCGACCTGCCGCCCGTCGATCTCCCGCTCGACCCCTACACCTTGGGCGCGTGGTTGGGTGACGGTGAAACGGCCGGGCAACGGATCACTGGACTCGACCAGGAAGTGTTCGAGCAGGTGACCGCCGCCGGGTTCAGGCTCGTCCAGACCGAACCGAAACGGTGGTCGGTGTATGGGTTGCGTCAGCATCTCCGCGCGGCCGGCGTGTACGAGTCAAAGCACATCCCGACCGCCTACCTGCGTGCGTCGGCCCCTCAGCGGCTCGCCTTGCTGCAAGGGCTCATGGATACTGACGGCTACGTCGATGACCGCGGGCATTGCGAGTTCGTCACGACGCGTCCCGCTCTCGCTGACGGGTTCGGTGAGTTGCTGGCGACGTTCGGCATCAAGTATGGCGTCCGTGAGGGGTCCGCCAAGTTGTACGGACGCGTGACGGGGCCCAAGTGGCGGTTCCTTTTCACTGTCCACGACTCGCTGCCCGTCTTCCGGCTGACGCGCAAGCTGGCACGGCTCCGACCAACGACGCACGCACGTGATCGGTACCGGTCTCGTCACATCGTGAGCATCGAGCGCGTCGAGTCGGTCCCAACCGCGTGCATCACCGTCGATTCGCCGTCGAGCCTGTTCCTCGTCGGTCGGCGCATGGTGCCGACGCACAACTCGCCGTTCTCGGCTGCCGTCATCCTGTTTGAGGCGATGGGGCCGGCGCTGCCGGACGGGTGGGACGCCGACGGCACAGTCGTGGGTCGACCGTGGCCGACACCACACATCCAGATCACGGCCGTATCGAGCGACCAGACGGCGAACGTTTATCGGGCGCTCATGCCGATGATCCGGTTCGGGCCGTTGGACGCTGAGATGCCCGACGCCGGCCTCACCCGCATCAACCTTCCTAACGGCGGGCTGATCGAGCCGGTGACGGCGTCGGCCATGTCCCGTCTCGGTCAGCGTGTCACGGCCGTCATCCACGACGAGACCCATGGCGCCCACGCCAACAACGGCGGCAAGCGCTTGGCCGACAACCAGCGCAGGAACCTGTCGGGCATGGGCGGCCGGTTCATCGAGACCACCAACGCCTGGTCGATCACGGAGGACAGCGTCGCGCAGGACACCTTCGAGAACCCGGTCGGCGTGTATGTCGACTACCCGCCACCCATCGGCGGGTCAGTGCGCAACAAGGCTGAGCGCCGCAAAGCGATGCGCCACGCCTACGGCGACTCGGTCCGCAACGGGCGCACGTGGAAAGGGTGGGTGGACCTCGATCGCATCGACGTCGAGATCGACGCCCTCTCGCGGCGTGACCCGGCGCAGGCCGAACGGTTCTTCTTGAACAGGGTGCATGCCGGCGAGGACGTGGCATACGACTTGGAGGCGTGGGCCAACGCGGCGCACCCCGAGATCGTGGTGCCCGACAAGGCGCTGATCGCTATCGGCGTTGACGGTGCCCGCTGGCAGGACGCGTTGGCGATCATCGGTTCGACGCTCGACGGATACCACCAGTGGCCGATCTGCATTCTGGAGCGACCGGCGAACGCTGGCCCCGACTACGAGCACGACCTTGAGTACGCGGATGCTTGCGTGATCGCGGCGTTCGAACGTTTCGAGGTCGGCATGATCTTGTCGGACCCCCAGAAGATCGAGCATCTGACGGACCGGTGGAAGGGCCGGTGGGGCAAGGAACGGGTCGGGGACTTCGTCACGAACCTCACGTCCCGCAAACTGGGCGCAGCGGTCGGCTACCACGTCGCCTCGGTGGCCAGCGGCGACTTGAGCCACGACGGTGACACGGTGTTCTCCCGGCACGTGGCGAACGCCCGCCGCAAACTGTTGCCGGCGCAGGATGATGACGGCCGCAACCTGTTCACGCTTTACAAGGATCGGCCGCACTCACCGAACAAGATCGACGCAGCGTTCGCTGCGGTCATCTCGGCGGAGGCCCGTCGGGCATGTATCGCCCTCGGCATGCTCGACAAGGTCTCCCGCCCCAACTGGTTCGTGGGGATCTAGATGCTGTTGCGTGACGACGCCGACATCGCCGAGGCGATCACGAAGTGGGGCCCGGTGGCTCACACCGAATGGAACCGGCTCGCCACGTTCGAGGCGTACTACCGGGGTGTGCACCGTTCGCCGTACGAACCGGAGACGGCAACGAGGGAGTTCCACGAGCTGGTCTCGCGCTCGGTCACGAACCTCACGAGACTGATTGTCAACACGTTGACGCAGCGCCTGATTGTCGACGGGTTCCGGCCCAGCTCGACGTCGATGGAGAACGCCCCTCAGTGGGAGTGGTGGCAGCAGAACGGTCTCGACGCAAGGCAGAAGGCCCTGTACGACGAGGCGGCGAAGAACGGGTACGCCGGGTGCATGGTGATGCCGGGCGAACCCGCCCCGGTGATGCGACCCGTCTCTCCCCGCGAATGGTGGATGGGTTTCGAGGACTTCTCCGACGACTGGCCGTTCCTGGCGCTCAAGCAACCGGAGCGACGCAACCCGCTGGACCTGTCCCCGGTCGAGAACCAGATTTGGCATGTCCTCGACGAACAGAACCGGTTTGTGGTCCGCACCACGGGCGACCGTTCGTGTGAGATCCAACAGGTCGACGCTCACGGCCTCGGTGAGGTGCCGATCGTCCCGTTCCGCAACCAGTGGACTTTGACCCGCTACCCCGACGGTGAGATCGAACCGGCGATGGCGATTCAGGACCGGTTGAACCAGACCGTGTTCGACCTGCTCGTCGCTCAGACCTATGCGGCGTCGCCGCAGAAGTATGCGACGGGCATCGTGTTGCCCACCGACGACGAGGGCAAGCCGCTGGTGGACCTGCGGGCGTTCGCCAAGAGCCTGTGGGCGACGTCGGACCCGGACGCCAAGTTCGGGAGCCTGCCCGAAGCGAACCTGCGCAACATCGTCGAGGCCATCGAGCAGTGCCTGCGGGTGTACGGGCTCATGACGCAGACGCCCCCGCACTATTTGCTGGGCGACCTCGTGAACCTCAGCGCCGAAGCGTTGCTGGCCGCCGATACGACGCTCGCCAAGAAGGTGCAGGACCACCAGGTGCTGTTCGGTGAGGCGTGGGAGCAGACGTTCCGTCTGGCCGGCGTCGCCGCCGGGGACGAGGCCGCCGCCAACGACCAGGAGGCACAGGTGTGGTGGCGGGACACCGAGCCCCGTTCGATCGCTCAACAGGTCGACGCCCTCGGCAAGATGGCCACGATGTTGCAGGTGCCCCCCAGCGCCCTGTGGGAGCGAGTCCCCGGCGCCACGGGTGCCGATCTGGAACTGTGGCGCACCGAAGCGGCACGGGCCCGCCTGAAGGCCCTACGGGACGGCCCGCAGGTCCAAACCGGTGGCGGCAACACTGCGCAGCGGTTCCCGGGGGTCCCCGGGGGCACGGCCGCTGATCGCGAGCTGGCGTGAGCCTCGTCGACACCACCGAATCGGTGGCGCTCACGTTGGCCTATGAAGCCGAGATCGACCGGTTGGCGATCGCGGTCGGTCGGGCCGTGCGTGAAGCGTTCATGGACCTCGTGCACATCAACGAGGACGACATCGAAGAGTTCATCCGCAACGCCAAGCCGTACACGACTGCCGGCGCCCACGAAGCCGCCGACCTCGCCTCCGGGTACATGGCCGAGTTGACAGGCGAAGCGCTCGCCGCCGGCCCGATCGAAACCCCTTACGTCTACTTCGATGTGCCGTTCCACAAGGCGTGGCATCGGCTCTCCGAAGGCGACCTGTGGGAGGACGCCCGCCAGTCGGGGGCGTCGGTCGCCGAGGGTGTCGGATACGACTCGGTGTCCGATGGCGCGTCGGCGGGCATGGGCAAAGCCGCCAAGTCCGCGACCGGTTGGCGGCGCATGCTCCAGCCCGGGGCGTGCGAATGGTGCCAGGTGGTCGCCACGAAGCTGTACCGCACCCAAGAGACAGCCACGTTCGGGCACCTCAAATGCCATTGCAAGCCGATCCCGGTGCTGCGCAGCGACGACCCGACCGCCGCCATCAACAAGGCCCGTCTCGCCGAACTCAAAGCGTCGGGGGCGACGAAACGAGCCGGTGAGATCAGCAAGCGAGCCCGTGCGAGACGCCGGGCCCAAACCGAAGGCGAGATGCCATGACTGTTACCCCCCCAACCGAACCGGCCCCGAGCCTCGATCCGCTCGGTCAGCCGGCCGACCCCAACGTCCCCGAGAACACTGAAACCGACCCCGCCACCGAGGACGCCGAACCGGACGGTCTCGAAGGACTGCGCAAGGCGTTGGCCGCTGAACGCAAGCTCCGCAAGTCGGCGTCGGCTCGGGCCAAGGAACTCGAAGCGTACGAACAGCAAGTCAAGAAGGCCGAGGAAGCCAACAAGAGCGAGCTGACGAAAGCGACCGAAGCTCTCGCCGCCGAGAGGGCGGAACGGGAGAAGGCCGCCACCGAGTTGCTTCGCTACCAGGTTGCTTCAGCCAAGGGTGTACCGCCCAACCTCGTGCCGTTCCTCAACGGGGCGGACAAGGAAGCAATGGAAGCCGCCGCCGACGTGCTGTTGGCGGAGATCGGTTCTCAGCGCCCCGCTATCCCGGGACGGCCCACAGAGCGGCTCGTGTCCGGTCAACCCTCGCAGTCGTCTCTCGAAGGCGAGGACCCCATGACCCTCATCCGTATGGCTCGAAACCAGCAGGAAGGTTCGATCCATACGAGGTGACCCGTTAGAGCCGCGCCACGGCCTCGACGGGTAGACAACTCAGGAGGACGCCGTGGCCGGTAACACTTTCCTCACGCCCACTGTCATCTCGAAGGTGGCGATCGGTGCGTTGGTGCAGGACCTTGTCCTGCCCCGTCTCGTGAACCGTGACGTCGAAGCCGACTTCCAAGGCGGCACGGGCACCGTGGTGAACGTGCGCATCCCCCCGACCGTGACTGGTGGCGGGGCCCGTACCTATACGCAGGCTCTGCGTGACGCCGCCACGCCGATCGTGCTGGACCGCATCACCGAGACCACGATCCCCGTCACCATCGGACCGATGCTCTACAAGGGCGTCCCGGTCACCGACGAAGAGTTCACGTTCACGCTGACGGACTTCACCCGTCAGGTGATCGAGCCGATCGTGCAGCCCGTGGGCATCGGCGCCGAGGCGCTGCTGGCCGCGGAGATCAACTCGTTCCCGGCGTCGACGACGATCGTTCCCGCGGCGGACGGCTCCGACATCCACGACGCCATCCTCGAAGCCCGCATGACGCTCGACAAGCGTTACGTCCCCAAGCAGGGGCGCATGCTGATCGTCTCACCTGAGGTCGAGATGATGTTGCTGTCGGACCCGATCAACCGCCTGGTGCGCTACCAGGACTCCGGTTCGACCGAGGTGCTCCGCGAAGCCAACATCGGGCGCCTCTACGGGATGCCGGTGATCGGCTCGACGGAGCTGACGGCCAAGAGCTTCGTGATCATGACCCGTGACGCGTTCACGTTCGTGATGCGAGCCCCTTCCGTGCCGGCCGGTTGCACGTTCGGTCAGTCGGTCAGCTACCAGGGCATGGCGATGCGGTTCATCCGGGACTATGACTCGGCGTTCATGCAGGACCGGGCGATCTGCTCGGTGTTCGCCGGAGCGGAAACCCTCGACGCCCAGCGAGCCATCCGCGTCGTGGCCGCCTGAACCATGCTGCCGCCTCTCGCCACGATCACGGACCTTGAAGCCCGGATCGGTCACCCCATCACCGACCCGGCCGAGCAGGCCCGAGCCAACGCCCTGTTGGCTGACGCGTCGTCACTGGTGCGGTTCGCCGCGAACCAGACGTGGGTGGATGAGAACGGCGATTTGACCGTGGTGCCCGACCTGGCCGTGTCGATCACGTGCCAGGCGGCGCTGCGGGGCTGGTTCAACCCGGCCGGTATCGAGGCCGCCCAGTTGGGGGCCGTGTCGGTGCGTTACGGCGGGGCGTGGCTGAACGCCCAAGAGCGCCAGGATCTGTCGCTCTACAACCGGGGCAAGGGCCTCCAACAGCAACTGTTGAAGCCCGGGTTCGGGTTCGACGGTGGACCGTACGGCTACGCGCCGGTCGACAACAACAACGACGGTGCCACCGTCCCGTACGCCGACTGGTTCCCGATCGGCTATTGACGTGCCCCACGACCATGCGATCCACCAGTTGATCAAGATGCCGTGCACGATCCGCCACTCGGACCCGGGAGCGGCCGACGAGTACGGCGACCACCCGGTCAGCATGGTCACCGAAACCACCGAACGCTGCTACGTGGCCCAGTCGAACCGCGGTGAAGCCGACGAGATCGAACACGAACGCTGGCAGATCTACTTCCTGCCGTACGTGCTCATCGACGCCAACGATTCGGTCGTGGTCGACGGCATGACCTTCGAGGTGCTCGGTAACCCGTGGGCGGTCACCGATCCCGTGACGGGATGGCGCACCCACATCGAAGCGACGGCCGTGAGGCGCATCTAGTGGCCGGCCGTGGGGTTCGTGTCGTCATCGACGAGAAGGCGCTACGGGATTGGCTGTCCACCAGCTCGGGCGCCCAGCTCGGTTTGCAGCGCACGGCGCTCGCCGTTGAGGCGGCCGTCAAAGAAGCCGCCCCTGTCGGCAAGTCGCTGTCGTGGCCGTGGCGCAACCCGATCCGTCACGGCTGGTTCCGGGACTCGCTCCACACCCGACCGTTCCGGGGCGGCTACCGCGTCTTCAGCCGGGACCCGTTCGCTCACATCGTCGAGTTCGGGTCGGTCAACAGCCCCACCTACGCCCCGTTCCGCCGGGTCATCCTCGCCTTCCGGGGCAAAGCGCTGCCCAACAAGGCGGCGACGCCGAGGAGCACCGCGGAGTGATCGTCGTCGACACCGAACGGTTGCTGTCGGCCTGGTTGCGGGACCAACCCGAGATCGTCGCCATCGTCGACGACCGGGTCTACACGGACAACCCGAACCGGGCCACGTTCCCGTTCCTCAAGCTCACCCAGATCGCCGGAGGACCCGTGTTCTCCCGGCCCCTGTACCTCGACGAAGCCCTCATCCAACTCGACGCCTACGGCGGGCCGAAAGTGCTGGCCCGCCAACTCATCGACACGACCCGATCGTTGTTGGCCGAACGGTTCGCTGGTGACCACCCCGGTGTCGGGGTTGTCACGGGCGTCAACTTCGGTGACCTCACCTACCTCCCCGACGACGGCTACGCGCCACCGAAGCCCCGGTTCATCGCGATGACGTCGATTTACACCCACCCCTAAGAGGAGGCCCCCTCATGCCCACTGACGCAGGAGACATCCGGGTAGGCGGCGAAGCGAAGATCTTCCTCGCCCCGCTCGGTACCGCGTTCCCCACCTTCGATGTCGAACCCGCCGACCCGTGGGTTGACCTCGGTTACGTGACGACCGACGGCATCACCCTCACCTACGGCCGTGAGATCACAGAGATCTACGCCCTCCAGTCGATCGACCCGGTGCGGATCATCCAGACGAAGGCCCCCAAGTCGATCAGTTTCGCCATGATGCAGCACGGCCGCGAACAACTGTTCCTGGCGCTCGGGGGCGGCACGTTCACCGATGAGGTCACCCCCGCTGGCGTGGTGCGTTACACGCCACCTCCGGCGAGCTTCATCGACGAGCGGGCCATGCTGTTGGAACTGGTCGACGGCACCGCCAAATACCGCTACGAGTACAAGCGCTGCCAGAACCGTGAGCCCGTGGAGAACAAGCTCGTGCGAGAGGACGCCGCCACCTTCCCCGTCACCATGCAGATCCTGGTGCCGTCCGATTCGTCGGCGCCTTTCGAGATGCTCACCAACGACACGGCGTTCGACGACGCGGTGCTGCTGGGCGCCAACGGCCGGTCCGCCAACGGCAACGGCAACGGCAACGGCGATGCTGTCAAGCGCGAGAGCGACGAGGACGAGTCCGAAGAGGCCGCCCGGGCCCGCCGGGAGAGCGAAGCTCCCGTCGCTACCAGGAAGCGCTGACCGTGCCCTCGTTCGTGCCCCTCGGCCGCTACAAGGTCACGTACCTTGACGGCCGGGTCGAAGAGGTCCGCTCCAACTTCGCTGACATCATGCGCCTCGAAGCCGACCTGCCCAAGGGCGACACGCCCGACGGCACGTCCCTCGCACACGGCGTGTGGCTGTACTTGGGGAGACCCAAGGGCGACTTGATGGCGTGGGCCGGTGACGTGTTCCGCATCGAGCCGCTCAGCGACGAACCGGAGCCGGAGCCGGACCCTACCCCGCCGGCAGCTGGGGACGACTGATCTGCCAGCTGTCGGTGGCGACCCGCACCCCGGTCGCCGATGTGGCGGCCTGTGACCTCACGACCCTGCTGACTCTCGCCGAAGAGATCCGCACCGAGCGCGAGCTTGAGACGTGGACGACCCGCGAAGAGTTGATGGCCATGCTCATCGACCTGTTGCACGTGATGCGGGTCGAAGCGTTGGCCGGCATGGGCGTGAAGTCACCGCCGCGACCCCTACGTGTCCCTCGCCCCGGTGACCGCAGCGAGGACGACATCCCCACGGTCAGCCCCCGCCAATTGGCTGCCTTGACGATGGGAACCTGAGATGCCTTCGAGCGTCGGCACTGTCTTCGTCGATGTCCGCTTCAACACAGGCAACCTCGCCGGTGACCTGCAACGCTCCCTCACGGGCGCTGCGGCCGGTGCTGGTGCCCAAGCCGGCGCTGAGGCCGGCGCCGGCCTGTCGCGGGGCTTGGGGGCGTCGCTCACCTCGCTGGGCACGAGCATGGGCAACTTGGGCCGCCAGGTCTCCCTCGGCCTGTCCCTCCCACTGATCGCTTTCGGGCGGGCGGCATCGAACGCGTTCGCCAGCTTCGACACGGCGATGACGCAAACCTCGGCGCTCGCCGGCGTCAACGCGAAGACCGTCGACGCCTGGCGGGGCGAGGTCATGGACTTGGGCGCCGAGTACGGCGTCATGGCCGCCGATGCCGCCAAGGGCCTGTACTTCATCGCCAGTTCGGGTGTCGAAGCCGCCGACGCCATGGGTGTGTTGGAGGTCGCCACCAAGGGCGAAGCCACCCAGTTGGGCTCGACCGCGCAGGTCGCTGACGTCGTCACCTCGGCGATGAACCAGTACGGCAAGGAGAACATCTCCGCGGCGCAGGCGGCCGACATCCTGACCGCGGCGGTGCGTGAAGGTAAGGGCGAAGCCGACGACATGGCCGGAGCCCTGTCCCGGGTGATCCCGTTGGCCGGGTCGATGGGTGTCAGCTTCGGTGAGGTGGCTGGCGTCATGTCGGCGCTGACGCTGTCGGGCACGTCGTCCGACGAGGCGGCCACACAGATCAACGCCCTGCTGACGTCACTCCAGAAGCTGCCGAAGGACGCCCAGCAGTCCATGAAGGCGTTGACGGGGCTCGACTACGCCACCGTCCAGAACGACCTGAAAACGAAGGGCCTCACCGAAACGCTGCGGGAGATCTACAACGCCTTCGGTGACAACGAGGACGCCATCGCCAAAGTGTTCGGCAACGTCCGGGCGCTGCGGGGCATCACCGGCCTGTTCGGCGAGAAAGAAGAACAAACCCGCCGGGTCGTGGACGCCACCACCCACGCCATGGGGGCGCAGGACAAGGCGCTACAGGACACCCAAGCGTCCGCCGCGTACGCGCTGCGCCAATCCCAAGCCGAGTTCGACAACGCCATGACCTCGATCGGGGCGTCGGTGACACCGGTGGTCGCCGGGTTCACGAGCTTCGCCGCTTCGGTCGTCAACTTCACAGCCATCTTCGGGCCCGCCGGCCAGAAGGTTCTCGTGTTCGTCGGCACGATCGCTGCCGCCGCCGGCCCGCTGCTCTACATGGGTTCGTCGATCATGCGTCTCGGCGGCAACCTCATCGACCTGTCATCCAAGTTGAACATCGGTTCACGGATAGCGGCGTTGGCCGAGTCGGGCAACAGTTTCGGTCGGGCGCTCACCACCCTCATCCCCAAGCTCGTCCAGTTCAAGGGCGCCATCATCGGGGGCACCGCGGCGATCGCCGCCGGCATCATCACCTACCAGTTCTTCACGGCGAAGGTCCACGAGCTGGACGAGGCATACCGCCAGCTCGGGGAGGAAGGCAAAGAGAAGACGGCGAAGTCGTCGACCTTCGACGAGTTGACGCAGCGGGTCACGATCGCCAACGAAGGCATCGCCCGCACCAACGAAGAGATCGGCCAGCTACAAGAGCGCGACGCTAAGGGCGGGTTGTTCTCCAACTTGAACTTGGGTCTCGCTCAGGCGATGAACAACGCCAACAGCGCCGGCCAAACGTTCGTGACGATGGGCGAGGACGCCCAGAGCGCTGTCAACCAGGTGGTCGCCGTCTCCGACCAGTTCGGTCTCACCCGTGACGCCGCCACCAAATGGATCTTGTCGCAACGGGGCGCGGGACAGGTCTACAAGTCGAACGAGGAAGCGCTCAAAGCGTACGACGAGGCCCTGCGCCGGGGTGACGCCTCCACGAGAGAGGCGACGGACTCCACGAACGCCGCGAAGAACACGTGGGAAGGGCTCATGGCGGCAGTCAAGGGCACCTCGGACATGTTCTTCGCCGCCGAATCCGCCCAGACCGCTTACAACTCGGCGCTCAAGAAGATCGAGGACGCCAAGAAGGGTGTCGCCACCGCCGAGAAGAACCACCGCGACGCCGTCACCGATGTCGTCGACGCTCAGCGCAACGAGGTCAAAGCCAACGAGGCGGTCGCGGCGTCGACCCGCAAGGTCGAAGACGCCAAGATCGCCGCCGCCGAAGCCCAGAAGGCACTCGACGACGCCCTGGCGGGCCCGTCGGTCGATGAGAAGCTCGATGTGCGTTCCGCTCGCCTGGCGGTCCGTGAGGCACGAGCGGCCATGTCGGGCCCGGGCCAGTCGGGGCTCGACCGGGAACGCAACGCCATCACGCTCGCCCGTGCCCGGGAGGACTTGAAGCGAGCTGAAGCGGCCCATGACGGGCGCATCGCTGACGCCCGTAAGGACGTGGCCAGCGCCACCGACGCCGTCCGCGACGCCGAACAGTCCCGTCAGGACGCGATCGCCGCGGCCGCGGCCGCCCACCAGGCGACCCTCGACGCTCAGGTCAAAGAGCGGGACACGCTCAACGAGATCTGGACCGCCCAAGGCAACGTCACCCAAGCGCAGAAGGACGCCGTACAGCCGGCGATCGATCTGGCCAACGCGCAGGGCAACCTTGTCATCGGGTTCCAAACGGGCACGATCGAAGCCGACAAGTTCCGCGAGTACCTCGTCAAGCTCAAGGAGCTGTACCCGGAGCTGGGCACCGAACTCCAGAAGTACCTCGACAAGTTCGACCAGTGGGAACGTGACCACCCGAAGACGGCCGTTCCCCCGCCACCGGCACCACCGCCACCACTGGTGCCGCCGGCCACCCCGTACAGGGCTACCCCGACACCCAGCGGCGAAGGCAAGTACATCCCCGGTGTCGGCTACGTGAAAGGCAACCGGGCCATCGGCGGACCCGTCGGTGCCGGCAGCCTCTACGAGGTCAACGAACGCAACGTCCCCGAACTGTTCTCGGCTGGTGGCCGCCAGTACCTGCTGCCTGTCAGCTCGGGCCGGGTCACGCCCGTGGACGTGAAGGGCGGCGACGGGATCAGCGTCGGCGACATCTACGTGCAAGGCGCCGAGTCCCCCGTCCAGACCGCCTACGAAGTGAGAAGGCAGTTGCGGGTGAAGGCGAGGACGAAGGTCTAATGGCGTACGAGATCCGGTTCCCCCATCACCTTGAGATCGACGGGGTGCCCCTGTCGACGGCGGCGTGGGAACACCAGAACATTCAGACGCTCTACTCGGGGGCGGCGGTGCGAGGCGAGAACCGGGTGATGCCCGGTGCCCGGGGGAGGCGTGCGTTGCCGTGGCGACCCGACGAAACGATGCGCACCTTGACCCTCGCCATCTTCGGTGACCTGTCGTGGGACGGCACGAAGAACGACGACGCCGTCGCCGGCCTGTGGGCGAACGTCGCTCACATCCAGACGTTCATCGTGGACAATCCCGGCAACGCCGGGTCGACCCGCACGGCGATCATCAAACGGCCCGACAGTCCCGACCTGACTGCCACCATCCAAGTCCGGGGTTTCGAGATCGACGACGAGTCCTACAGCCCGGCCGCTATCGCCGCCTCGATGGACATCGCCTTGCTGTCGGGAGCGTTCACGTGAGGGTCATCTACCCGGTCGGCAAAGAGGCGTTGCTGCGAGGCCAGATCGACCTCATGACCGACACGATCAAGGCGCAACTCGTGGGCGCCTACACGTACCAGCCGGCCGACGCCGACGTGGACGACCTCGTCGACCTGGTCGGTGCCCCGCTCATCGTGTCCGTCACCGACGTCGCCGGGGGCATCGCATTGTGCGCCGACCTCGTGTACGTCGATCTGGGGGGCAACACCGTGACCGGCATCGTCTTCTACCAGGACGCCGGGCCGCTCATCGCGTACACGAACCAGCGGGCCGACACGGTGCCCATCAACGTCGTGCCCAACGGCGCCGACGTCACGTTCTCGTTCGACTTCCTGCTCAAGATCTAGGGGACCTAATGGAGATTGCCTACACCGAAGATCTTGGGCCGGTCATCAACGGGATCTGGCGGGGCGAGACCACACCTGTCACCGGGCCCGGCACGTACGTGTTCTTCATCACCTGCGACCTCGACGACGCGTCCACGATGCAGGTGCAGGTCATCGCCAACCCGGGCGGCGACTACGCGCTCGTCGAGGACTACACGTCGGTGCCTGCTGACCTGTCGAGCGCGGCCATGTCCGCCGGGTTCCAGTCCGCTCCCGTGCCCCTCGTCGACAACACGTGGACAGCGTCGGTCCGAGTGATGCACGACGACGCCACCCTTGACCACACGTTCGTGTTGAAGGTCGTCAAGCTGTGACCCGACGGGGCGACCTGCACTACTACGGCGCCGGCACTGTCGCCCCGTTCGATCAGACGGTGAAGGTCAACGGTGCCGCCAGCGGCGCCCAAGCCGGTGCGCCCATGGTCGGCATCGAGGGGGTCGTGCCGCCCCGCTTGCGGGCCACCCTGCACCGTCGCCCCGACATCGGCCCGGTCGTCATCGAACTGACCGGCGCCATGAACCGCCAGTGGCAGGACGAACTGAACGAGACAGGCACCGCGTCGATGGTGATCCCCAACGAGGACCCCCAGTCGACGTTCGTGCAACCCGGCGACATCATCCGCTTCGAAGACGACGGCTGGGCCTGTTTCGCGTGGATCGTGCAACACATTGAACGCATCCAGATCGCCCGGGGCGAAGAGATCGAACAGGTCACCAAGTTCTCCGGCAAGGGCCTGCTCGACATCTTGTCCCAAGCGCTCGTGTACCCGGCCAACAGTCTCGACGCCCTCCCCCGCGGCCCCGAAGGCATGAGCATGCGACCGGTCGAAGAGGACCGGTACTTCTCGTGGCAGTCGAACGCCTACAACGACGAGGCGTGGCTCAACGCCAAGCTGTACGCCCCCTACTGGCCGAACGAGTTGGACAGCCCCCCGGGCATGCCGGCGCACTCGGGCATGTTCGCCGGGTGCAAGGTGTGGCCGCTGCCGGGCTGCTGGCGCATCACCACGAACCAAGGCAACTACTGGATCGCCCCCGGGGGCTGGTGCTACTTCCGGCATCTCATCTGGATCGGTGACGACGACCCGACGAGAACCCTCGTCATCTACGGGCTCGCCGATGACGAATCCAAATGGTGGTTTGACGGGATGCCCCAGTACGAGACGTTCGAATGGACGAACGACGACAGCGACCTCGTCGAGTTCACGGTCGACATCGCCCCCGGCTGGCACATCCTGTCGGTCGCCGTCCACAACTCGGAGATGGGACCCATGTGGTCCGACATGTTCGGCGAGTGGATCAACCCGTTCTCGGTGATGTTCGCCGGCTACCGGTTTGACGACAACACCGGCGAGTTCATCGGCGGCCCCCTGTTCCAATCCGATGAGACCACCAAGATCGTCGACTACCCGCCCGGGCCGCCCGGTTGGACTCCCGGACAGGTGCTCGACCGCTGCCTGGTCGAGTCGGGCTGGTCCCGTAAGACGATCCCGTTCCTACAGGTCGGGTTCACCCACGACGTCGACTCCGACGGCACGCCGTGGCCGACCGTCACCGACATCTCGACCAAGGTCGGCACCGACTACCTGACGTTCTTCAAAGAGGTCGCCGAAACCTACATTGACTTGTGGATGGAACCCGGCACGTTCCGGTTGCACGCGTGGGTGAAAGGCCAGCGGGGCATCAACCGTCCCGACGTTGACCTCCACGCTGTCACCGACCCGAACGACCCCTACTCGGGCAACCTGGCGGGCCTCACGTTCACGAGGGTCGACTGAGATGCCCGTCAACGTGCTCCTGTGCCGCTGGATCGGTGGCTGGCGGGAAGTGCGCCACGAAGCGTCGATCGCCACCTATGGGCGCCGTGAAGCCCTCATGGGCCTCGGTGCCATCCAGTCCCCCCAAGAGGTCGACCGGGTCGCCGGCGAGCAGCTCGCCATCTTCGCCGACCAGCGCACCGCCATCGCGGCTGACCTCGAACCCATGGGTGTCGCCGACCGGCCCTACCGGGCGTGGAACGTGGGCGACACGATCACCGTCCCCAACTACGGGGGCGGCACGATCAGTCAACGGGTGCGGGCGTTGACTGGCAGCGAGGACGACAACGGCGAGATCACCTACAGCCCCGAACTCGGCGACCTCATCTTGGAAACCCAAGAACGCCACGAACAAGCCATCAAGAAGATGGCCGACGGCACCCTCGACGGCGAGTCCCCCGTCGCCACCCCGGTGGCGCAGACGCAGCAGACGCAGCAGGGCTTCGGTGGCGCCCCGTTCCCGGACTACACCCCCGCATGACCGACCGCTGGTATGTGATCGCTCTCTGCCTCGCCTACCTGGTCGCCGGGGCGATCCTCGCTTTCGGTTGCCTCGTGCTACTCCACGCCGCCGACCAGATCGACAGCGCCAACCTGTGCAGGAGGATCTGAATGGCCGCCACATCCCCGTATCCCGCCAACGGGGCTGTCGTGCGCGGCGACCCGTTGAGCATCCCTGTCAACATCTCCGTCGACGGTGCCCCCATCGACGTGTCCGGCTCCGACTGGCGGGCACAGGTACGCAGCAACTATGACGCCGCGCTCGTCGTCGAGTTCGACTGCACGGTCGTCACGCCCGCCGGGGGCACGGTCCCCTCGCAGGTGCTCATGACCATGTCCGGCGACGACACGGCCAAGCTCAAAGACAAGATGGTGTTCGACCTCGAAGAGTTGGATCGCACTACGGGCGACACGATCAAAACGTGGTGGATCTGCACGGGCATCAAGATCCAGCCGGACGTGTCCCGCGACGACCCCGGGCCGCTCACGGTTGAGCGACCGTTCACGCCGCAGGTGGCTCGCCGTGCCTGAGATCACGCTCGACCTGGTGACAGCCGAACCGGTCGAGCTGGACAGCACCGCCGAGACGGTGTCGTTGGAGTTGCACAACGAGGCCGTCACGCTCGACTTGAGCGAAGGGTCGGTCACGCTCGACGCGTCGACGACCCCGGCTGTCGAGTTGAACTATCAGAGCGACCTCGACGAGGTGTACCTCAACGCCACCACCGACGACATCAGCTTGGCGGTGATCGAAGAGACGGTCGCTCTCGATGTCACGCCCGCCGAGATCATCGAGCTGGGCTACACCTCCGACGGGCCCCCCGGCCCGCAAGGTGAACCGGGTGAACCCGGTCCCCCCGGCGACGTCGGCCCTCCCGGCCCTGTAGGACCCCCGGGCGCTGATTCGCATGAGCCCGGCCCCATGGGACCCCCGGGCGCTGTCGGACCGCCAGGTGCCGACGGAGACCCCGGTCCCGCTGGTGCTGACGGTGCCCCCGGACCGGCCGGACCTGAAGGCCCCGAAGGCCCTGAAGGGCCACCGGGTGCTGACGGTGCCCCGGGTGCAGATTCGACTGTCCCCGGGCCGGCTGGACCCCAAGGTGATCCCGGCCCCGAAGGTCCCCCCGGAGCGGACGGCGTCGACGGCATCGACGGTACCCCCGGCCCGCAAGGTGACCCGGGACCTACCGGAGCGGACGGTGCCCCCGGACCGCAAGGCCCCCAAGGTGTGCCGGGCGCAGACTCCACGGTGCCCGGCCCTGCCGGACCTCAAGGCGACCCTGGACCCAAGGGCGACCCCGGTGACCCCGGACCAGCCGGCGCTGACGGGGCACCAGGAGCCACCGGCCCGAAGGGCGATAAGGGCGACCCGGGCGCTACTGGACCTGCGGGTGCCGACTCCACCGTCCCCGGTCCCGCCGGACCGACCGGTGCGACAGGACCCGCAGGCTCGACAGGACCCCAAGGCCCCAAGGGCGACAAGGGCGACACGGGCACGGCGGGCGCTACCGGTCCTGCCGGCAGCACGGGACCCGCCGGCCCCGGGCTCGTCCCCGGCGGCACGACCTCGCAGAAACTCGTGAAGAAGTCCGGCACCGACTACGACACGCTCTGGAACCAGCCGTGGGCCGAGAACGCCTACGTGGGGGTCAACGCACCCACGGGCACACCCAAAGTCGGGGACCTCTGGTACGACAGCGACGACCCCGCCACGTCACCCATCGCGTTGCCCGTCAGCATCGTCAACGGCGGCACCGGGGCCACCGCCCCGGCATCGGCCCGCAGCGGGCTCGCCGTGCCTGCCATCGGGAACAGCACCACCACCGCCGGGCCACCCGCCACCGGCACGTGGGCCAGAGGCGACCAGTGGTTG